GTCTCTGCTGATGTCTAAGGTGGTAGCAGAGCGAGCAATAAAGATCGCGTCGGTACTTGACGTGAACACCTGTCCTCCGATTCAATTAGTTACTCAAGAGAAAGGATAGATAAATGCTCGGATTTTTATTTGGTTTGCTTATTGGCTTCGTCTGCGCTTATGCTTTAGATGCGTTTCTACAGTATACGGATAAGCGATAATGGAAAAGACTCTTAAGTATGCAATAGAAGAAGCACTACAGTCTGGTCGCAGATCAGCAGCTCCATTCATTATGGAGATAGAACTGCGTGAGCAGATCGCACAACAGTTAGAAGCAGCCAACTATCCAGGTGCTGCATTTATCGTAAGGAACCCGCAATGATTACAGATCCAAAAGAACTACTGCTATCGGTACTCCACGCAAAGGATGCCTCTCGTGATCGCAGTACTCAGACACAGGTAGGACCATCAGAGATAGGTGGATGCCGTCGTAAGGTCTGGTACCGATTGAACGGACAACCAGAGACTAACGATAACCAGTCTAAGCTCGCTGCAATTATGGGTACTGCTATTCACGCTGCAATCGAAGATGCTATCGGTCACCTAGATCCAGATGGCAAGGACTACCTAGTAGAAACTGCAGTAGAGCACGGCGATATGAAAGCACACGTGGATCTATTCATACCTAGCACCGGCGCAGTTGTGGACTGGAAGACAAGTAAGGTTAAGAACCTTTCATACTTTCCGTCTAAGCAGCAGCGTTGGCAGGTGCAGATCTATGGCTATCTGCTATCGCAGAATGGTCACAAGGTCAACACTGTCAACCTCGTTGCTATTGCTCGTGATGGTGCCGAGAAGGATGTAAAGGTTCACTCTGAACCCTACGATGAAGATGTTGCACTAGAGGCTTTGGAGTGGTTAACTGAAGTCAAGGCAATGGAGTCAGCTCCAGAACCTGAGAAGGATGAGTCATTCTGTAAGCATTACTGCCAGTACTATGACGCATCAGGAATGATGGGTTGTGTTGGCTTAAAAAAAGAACGTATCGTCCTGAGTGAAGTAATCATTGAGGACGAAGAAGTTGACAAGCACGCACTGCATTACTTACAGTTAGATGGCAAGATCAAAGAGTTAGAAAAAGAAAAGGATTCTTTGAAAGCATCTTTAGAAGGAACCATTGGCGTTACAGCTAGTGGTATTGAAATCAGTTGGACAAAGGTTAAAGGTCGTGAGACAGTTGACAAAGATAAAGTAATAGAACTTATTGGTTATGTCCCAGTAAGTGTTGGTGAAGAGACAGCAAGACTAAACATCAAACCAAGTGGAGGAAAGTAAATGGCTACAGAAGGAACAAAGTTCCAGGTTAACTACAAGTTATCTGATGGAACACTCATCAATCTTTATGCTGCATCAGTTACAGAACTAGAAGCAGGACTAGCAGATCTTGCTATGAACGCACTGAACATCAAGGCAACCGGTGTTGAACTAGGTGCTAGCTCAGCAGCACCAGCACCAACAGTTGCATCGGTAGCAGCGCAGTTTAACGCTACACCAGTTGCTGCAGCTCCTGCATCAGATGGAGGCAATGTCTGTCGTCACGGAGTAATGGCGTTCCGTGAAGGAACATCAAGCAAGGGACCTTGGAAGGGCTATATGTGTGCTGCACCAAAGGGTGCAACAGACAAGTGCGACACTATCTGGGTTCGATGATCGGTGCGCGAGCCTCGGTTCTATGAGGACCCTGCTTGCGCTTCAGTAGGTGGCGACTTCTGGTTTCCTGAAAAGGAAACTGGAAGTAACAACACAACCGAGATGGTAATGGCTAAATCAATCTGTAGAAGATGTCCACATCAGTCAGAATGTGCTGAGTGGGGAATACAGAATGAAAATCACGGCATCTGGGGAGGAATCGCTGAAGGCGAACGCAGGATAATTAGACGTAAACGACGGATAGTATTAAAGGGGGAAGGCGTTGCTTGACTTATCACGTGCCTGGAGTGGAGTGCTTACCAAAGCAACACCGCTTCCTGACGTGTGGCAGGCGCTAGCACTCAAGCAGATTAAGTTCCGGCGAGGACAAGTCTGTATGGTAGCTGCTGCACCTAACGCTGGTAAGTCTATGTTTGCACTCGTCTATGCGATGAAGGCAGATGTATCAACGCTCTTCTTCTCAGCAGATACCGATACTACAACTGTGATGATGAGGGCAGCATCTGTTGCCTCTGGTCACTCGCAGGTATCGGTGGAGCTCAACTTATCTAAGGATAAGCACTACTACGATAAGCACTTTGGAAAACTAGAACATATCAAATGGGTCTTTGATTCATCACCATCACTAGATGATATCGAGTTAGAGATCAGGGCATATGTAGAACTCTATGGCAAGGCTCCAGAGTTAATTGTGATAGACAACTTAATGAACGTAGCAGCAGAGACTGACAATGAGTGGGCTGGCTTGCGTGCGATAATGATGGAGTTGCACGATATGGCACGTAAGACTGAAGCCTGCGTACTTGTGCTACACCACGTATCTGAGCAGAGTGAGTATGGATCACCATCTAATCCACCTGCTAGACGTGCTATTCACGGCAAGGTAAGTCAACTACCGGCGCTGATCCTAACGCTGGGCTATGACCCATCCAATGGTGAACTCAAGGTAGCTGCAGTAAAGAACCGCTTTGGGCCACACTTTGCAGATGGCAAGGATTACGTAACACTGTTCGTAAACTACGCTGCTTGTCAGATATCGGATAAAAATGCGTGGGGTGTTATGCTAAGAAACGATGCAGTAAATGGATATCAAGGCGATTACATAGTCCAACAATAGATAGGGAATTAAATGGCTGAAGAAAGTTTATCGAATAAGTACCGAGAGAATCTCAGGATTGATGCACTGCGTGAAGATCTCAACACACTGCGTGCAGAAGTTGATGCAATCAAGGTAGACCTGACCAGTTTTTATGGCGCTCTGTTTCAATCAGGTGTCATCGAATTAGTTAAAGATGAAGAAGGCAACGTTGTCAACAAGACCAACAAGGTTGTATTGGTAGATGAGCAACCCGAAGTACAATAAGGCTAAGGGTGCTGCCTTCGAAATAGATGTTATGAAATGGCTACGCAAGATGGGTCAAGTAGCTGACCGCTTACGTCTAGCGGGTAAAGATGACGAAGGAGATTTAGTATGTGTTGTCGCGGGACAGACCTACATACTAGAACTCAAGAACACGGCGAGACTAGACTTGCCGGAGTTCTGGAGGCAAGCAGAAGTTGAGGCGCTTAACTACGCTAAAGCTCGTGGTATCGGGGAAGTGCCACTGCATTATGTTGTAGTTAAGCGTCGCAACTCTGGTATAGATAAGGCTTGGGTCATCCAGGATCTGAGTCAATGGCTAAAGGAGAAGTCAGATGGCAATCGCCATTAAACCTCTTCGTCGTAGACGGCGTACCGCACAGCGCGGTAAGCCGATGAGTCAATCCCAGAGATGGGGAAAGGTAGTAATAACAATGGCTGTACCAAATGGAGCAATCACCACGTCAGAGATACTTGTACCAGAAGTTGTACCACTAGATGAAGCAATCGTAGAAGCTGATGCTGAAGAAGCAGTCGAAGAGTACATCGTTGAGAAGATAAAGCCTGCACCTAGGAAGCGAACGAAACTATGACAACCAAGATCGGCTTACCTGAGAATCGTAGGCGCCTTAAGGGATTAGGTTATGACTATGCAAGGACTCAATCTTTTGATGAGGGTTACAACGCTGGCTTTGATGCAGGTGTTCTTTGGCAGAAGGGTCAACAAGAACTAGAGAGTAAGAAGGTAGAAGAATGATCTGCGATTACTGCATCAAAGCAGGTGAGGAGAACTCACTGAACCATCTCAAGCGTGCCACACATTGGCACGAGAAGTGTGAAGGATGCGTATGCCAGCACAAGACTGGTCGAGGTTGGGTAAAGGTCGAGGGAGTTCCAACTCCACTGATGCAAACTCAATCCCCATAGGTCCAATTGTTACCTACTTCGGTGGGGAAGTGCGAGAAGGACAAGATGTATCGGTTAAGTGTTGCTTACATAGTGACACACGTAGGTCTGCAGTAATCAACACGTATAAGAATTTATACTTCTGCCATACCTGCGGTAAGGGTGGTAATGCAGTGAACATAGTCTGCATCATAGAGAACTTGGAGTTTAAGGATGGCCTCAAACGCGCAGTCGAAATTGCTACTGGAAGCGGCGCAGCGATACGCCCAAGAGGTAAGTCCGGAAACCCTAGTCGCACTAGACGAACGTGGGATCTCTGAACTTGTAGCAGCTAAGTTCCAACTAGGCACAGTGACTGATCCGATGAATGGTCACGAGATGTATGAAGGATGGATCTCTATCCCTTACATCACCGCAGGTGGTAGTTGCGTAGGCTTTAAGTTCAGGCGCATAGATGATGGCAAGCCTAAGTATGGTTCCCCTACTGGGCAGAAGGCACACCTTTACAATGTCTCAGATGTGATACCGCTATCGCCTTACATAGTTATCTGCGAAGGTGAGCTAGATGCAGTAGTTACTAGCGGGATGCTAGGTATACCAGCAGTGGGTGTTCCTGGAGTGCAGTCTTGGAAGCCGCACTTTCCTAAGTTATTTACTGGCTATGAAACAGTCTTTGTTGTAGGCGATAACGACATCAAAGAAGATGGCAGTAACCCAGGAGCAGACTTTGCTAAGCGTGTCGCCAATGAGATATTAAACTCAACTATTGTTACACTACCACCTGGTATGGACATCAATGACTACTACCTAGCACACGGAGTTGAGGCTACGCGTGCTTTGCTAGTGGGTGAACCGAAGGGTGAGTAAAGACGAATGGCAACAGATGATACAGACTTTGCAGCATATGGGCTTCCAGATCCTAGAGATCAATATGGAAACAGAGACAGTTCTACTGCGCCCTACACCGACAAGGTAAACCCTGAGTTTGCTACTGATGTCTGGCGTATTATGGATACAGCAGGTAACTTACTTATCCGTAAGCATCACGACTACGGCCCAAAGAATATTGCTCACTCACCAGGTGGACCACTTAATGGTCTGCGTGTACGTATGTGGGATAAGATAGCTCGCATCAACAACCTGGTTGATTCAGATGTGCAGCCTAGCAACGAGTCCTTGCGTGATTCATTCCTCGATCTATTGAACTACTCTGCTATTGCAATGATGGTCTTAGATGGCGTATGGCCAGAGGTTGAAGTTACTGATTGTGACTGAGCTGCATCCGATTGTTTATGAGTTAGCGCCGTCGGTTGCTTATGCAGTCCACCGGCGCTACAAGCATTGGGTGGAGAAGGAAGATGTTGCTCAGGAGTGTATAGCGTGGGCTATCACACGTAACGCTTACATCATTGAGCAGATGAGTGT